GAGTTCTAAAATTTGTGGCTTTTTCATGATTGATACGTTTTTGTTATTTTCAATATGTAAATTTAAATATAATTATTTGAATAAAAAAATATTTACAAAAATAAATTAAAAAAAAGTGAGGCATAATTTCTATGCCCCACCAAAAACAAAACCAAATTATGAAACTTATCTTAGTAACACCTTGCGCCAGACGGCTAACTTGTAAGCAAGTGCGCGGGCGCGTGGCATATTTCCTTCCTCAATCTTTCTCATGTGGTTCTTCCTGTCAATCATATTATCTGAATCTGGCTTTTCATTCTTTGCCATTTCCTGCGCCTCAGCCCACAAGGCTTCCTTTTCGCCTTCGCCCCATTCATTGATATAACCACGCTTTACGCATTCATCGTACCAAAATACTGGTATTTCTTCCAGCGGCTTTTGAAAGTTTTTCAGCTTATTATCAAAGTCCTTATCGTATTCCTCAGCGACTTTCCCCAGGCGTTTCATGCGATCTTCTTCTTCCTTCTTCGCCTGCAAATCTGAATCCATGGCAAAGTATATCTTTTGCCTCCAGGTGATGTACGCGGTTATTATTCTCCCAATGGCATGAAGGTCAACTTTGCCATAAAGTTTATGGTCGTTAATGTCAAGTTCTTGTTTGGCAAATTTTTCAAATGCCAGTTTAATTTCATCGACGGCTAACAACTTGTAATTTGAAATAAATTCAGTGACTTCCATTAATTGTTCGGGCTTTGGCTCAATGCCATACACGGGGAGCAGTTGACTTAAAGTTTGGGCAATTTTGGGAATGGCTTCTTTTGTCCCTGTTTTAAAAATCCTGAGTTCGCGGTTTTGGATAACAAGCTGCACGTCTTGTATTTTTTCTTCCACGCGGTTTGCAATCATTGGTAAATTGTTCATAATTGGTTGGTTTTTATTAATCTTGAAACTTTGCCATGCGTTCTGCAAGCAATTCCTGAATCCTGTCATTATACGCCTTGTCCTTTGCCGCTGGGCTCGTGGTTTGGTACGAGGTAATTATCTTTGAGGCCTGGGAGTAAAGGTTGGCAACGGTGAAATTTGCCCTCAGCCATTTGTCAGGTAATGACCAGGCGGCTTGGATAAAAACCTTTAATGCCTCAATGGTATCGCCATGCTTATCAGCTTTTTCAAGGTATTGCATAAGAAATTTCATTTGCCCCGCGTCTTTGGGCATCATGATGTAGTGTCCGTTTTGGTCCGTTGGATACGCGGCACCCGATAACGATTCAAACGTTTGGCAAAACACGCAAAAGGCGGCGTAAGTGGGGGATGGTTGGCGGTCGGCTTTTTCTTTTTTACCCGAAGTTTTTTCTTTTTCAACAAGGGAAACAATAGTAAACGGGTTTACTTTGGGGCTTTGGAGATTTGTTTTAACTGATACAGATTTTATTTCTACAGTTGGAAAGTTTGGAAAATCATTTGTTTCAACTTTTTCAAAGTCGGTAAAATCTGAAAGATTTTCAATACTTTGTTCAAAGTCTATATTTGTTATAATCTTTCTTTGTTCCAAGTCTTTATTTGTTAGTGACGACTTTTCCCGTGTCGGTATTTTACCGTCGCGGCTTTTTACCGTGTCGGCTTTTTTACCACTCGGTGTAAAATTCAAGGTATAATCGTAACTGTCAAATTTACCCGTCTCCCTTCTTTGTTCCCGATGAAGGTAACCTGTTGTCAAAAGTTCTTCAATGTATTTCCTCAAAGTATCCTTTGTGTATCCAAGTTCCTTTGCCATTGCGCCTTGATAAAATTTCCAATCGTCTGGCATGGAAGCCATGTAACAGAAAATGAAACGGGCGCGGTCGCTCAGGCTTTTGTTTCGGATAATGTCATTGGGGATAATGGTAAAATTATCCTTGATTTTGTTATTTAGCTTATTCATAAAAATGTATAAAAAAACCCAGCAGGTGCAAGGCTACTGGGTTAGTTGAAACAATGCGGATATTGTCCCGAAGTTCTTTTGAATGACTTGCACCTCGTTCAAAAGAATAACCAAAGATAAGGAATATTTGGCAAATTATATATAATATTTTACTTCGCCTTCACCTTTTGACCAGTCAGCCACAACGACACCTTTTTCAATCAATTTATTGACGGTTATACAATTAAAATAAGAGCCACCGTCTTTTGTGTTAAACTTGTCGTCCTTGTAAGCAAAAATTGATTTGTCCTTAAACTCTGGAAGTTTTATTAATACACGTAAGTCGTAAATAATATATTTGCTTATATCTCCTTTATCTTCATCGTAAAAACAATAAAAATAATACCATGGATTTGTATTTCCTAATGCAAAATTTAATAGCTTATCGTACTCAGATTTTATATCAGGATTTTTACTTTTTGTCTTAATGGTTATATCAATTATATCTCCGTGCATTTTTCGCGCCCTGTGACTTACTTTTATTTTTGGAAAGTAACAAGGCAAATCTATGAATAAATCAATAGCATTTATTGTGTCATTATAAACGTCTGATACTTGAATCATTGAAATATATTTTTCAGTTTTAATAACTTGTAATTTAGCTTTTAAAAACTTTGCAATATATTCCTTTGCCTCTGGAAGGCTTTTATCTGAGTACTTTCTAAATTCATTATAAGTGTTATTTACCATCTTCAAGCCTTTTTAAAGTTATCTTATAATTTTGTTCGTCAATTTCACATCCAATGAAATTCCTTTTTAATTGATTTGCTGCAATAACAGTTGAACCACTTCCAAGGAAAGGATCAAAAATTGTTTCGTTAACGTTGGTACTATTTTCAATCAGTTGTTTGATTAAATCCACGGGCTTTTGAGTGTTATGGAATCTTTCATCATTAAATCTGCATTGGATTATATTTTTGGGTCTTGATAAAAATTCCCTGTTGCCTCCAGCGAAAACAATCATTTCATAAGAGCTCGAATAATTGCCTTTCAAGTCACCCATTCCCATGAATAATTTATCCCATATTATAAGGTTCTTGATTTGAAAATGCTTTGAAATAATTGCATTAAATTGAGGATATATTTTCCAGTTGCAAAAAATGTATATGTGTGCATTGTCTTTTAACTTGCTTTTTACCTCCAGTAACATTTCATCAAGCAAAAGCAAAGCATCGTCAATGTTTCCATCGTTTTCAATCTTGCGGCTCAGTTGATTGTCATACGCGCCAAATTGAATGTCAACGCCGTAGGGTGGGTCAGTTATTAAACAGTCGATACTTTTGTCCTGAATGGTTTTAATAAACTCAATACAATTTCCATGAAAAATATTTGTATTGCTTTCGTAAACTTTTTCAATTATCTCAATCGCCTTTTGCGTTTTTGATTGTTCCTTTTCCTCCTTTTTAATCTCCTTGTATGCTTGATGAATATTTACTTCACCTGTTCTTAATTTTACTTTTAATTCCTCTGGTGCTTTTTTTGTTACAACGTCAAACATTCCAGTCTTACCAGTACTCCATCCAAGTTTATCGGCAAATATTTTTTGAGTATTATGAGAGGGTTTATCAACTATTGATAAACCCTCTTCTTTTTTATATCCTTCTCCATAATTTTTACCAATTTCTATTAATTTTTCTTTGCCAATATCTTTTAGTAAATCACGAACATAAGAAAGTAGCTCACCTCTTACAAATTCTGGTAAATTCCTTCTTCCAAGTTGATTGTTTACCATCCATTCCTTTACCGCGTTCATGTCGGCAAATTCCTTTTCCACGGTTTCAAAGTCAATGTCGTATTCCGTTGCAATCCTGTACCTGTTATGTCCATCGACTAAGATACCGTTCCATGTAACCAATGGGTCGCGTATTCCCTCCTCCAAAATGTTACGTTCCAGTTGCTTAAATTCCTCACTTGTTAACGGTGGGATTAAGACTTCAAGTTCTTTTGATATTTGCATGATAATTTTTTAAGGTTATAAGTCAAACAACTGTATTTTCCAAGCGTCAATTTCATCTTTAGTCATTTTAAAGATGTCAATTATTCCAGCGTCGCAATCTGGATAATCTCGGCACATAAGCCAAATATCACCTTTTGAGGATTGATTTACTTGTACGTCTTTGAACGTATAATCTTCCATACAATGATTACACATACAAGTGTCTGACTGCTTTGGGATTGGGCGAAAAGGATAATTTTCTCTAAATAATTTAGTCCTTTCTGCGCCTGTGTAAGTAATTCTTTTACGTGGCATAATAAGAAAAAAATAGCCCAATAGGTAGGACTCTATCGGGCTAAATGAGGTAAATGATTTCCTCGAATACCTTTTGCAAGCGTCCTACTTCCTGCAAAAGGTTAAGTAAATATACAAAATATTATTTACTTTTCCTTCTTTTTTTCCACGGCGGATTCCCCAGTGCGCTTTGCATTTCCATGTATTTTACCACGGCTTCAGGCGTTTCGTATGTCACAGAGGCGCACGGATGCACCTCTGTCAAAACCTTGTCCAAGGCTGCTTTGATGAAGTTAACAATGTAATTCAATGTAATCTCTTAAAATAATTATATCAGTAATTTTACTATACCCAAGAACATCCATTACATCATCAGTATAAAAATCATCTAAATCAATCTTCATTCCAATTTGCGGTAAAAATGGTATTTCAAATAAATTGTTTTCAAAATAATTGTTTATTTTTTTTAAACCATCGTCTGGCATTCCTAATTCATTGTTTGCAATGATTTGAATTTTAATCTTCATATAATTTTTTTTAACTTTTCACAAATAACAATCCCCACGGCGTTACCTCCTTCGCTTCCCTCAGTAAGTCAAAACCGTGCCTTGCAAACGTGGCAACCCATTCGTCTTTCTGTTTTAAATTAATATGTCCCCATTCAATGTCCCAGGCTGGATCCTGGGAGGCATGAGGCGTGGAGGTGAAATAAAAATACTTGTTACAGGCTTTGTAAAGGATTGGCATGACAAATGATATTTGTGCGTCGGTCATGTGTTCGAATACCTCCGTGGAATAAATGGCATCGTAACTGCCATGCGTTTTTAATTCATATCTTCCCAACTGGTATTTCGTCACCCATTTTGCAAGTAAATATCTATTTGGGTCAACGCCCTTGCTTATCGCAAAATCACGTTCATACGGGTTAATGTCATACCCAACGTGTTTATACAAGCCCACGCGCTGGCAGGCTGATAAAAAAAAACCAAGTCCTGAGCCGAACTCAAACACGGATTCGCAACCCATGATTTGCAAAACCCTTGCGCCGTTGGTATGCAAGTTCACAAGGGGTTCATAGTCGCGCGTGGTAAAACCAAGTTCCACGGATTTGTCAAAGAAAAATTTGTTATCAATCATTTGCTTTTGTTTTTTGTAACAAGGTCGGGAATCGAACCCGATTGTGCACCGCTCAACGTTGGGTAGCTTGCGTACACGGTTAGCCCTGGCGATACCTTTCGCCACCTTGCTTTG